GTAAAGAATTAAAAGAGTACCCTAATGGTACTGAAAAAGAAGGAGGTATGAATAAAGTAAAAGAAACTGCAACAAATGCAGCCCGCATGTTAACACAACATGATATCCCTGAAGTCCATTTCAAGGGTGATTTGTTTAACCTAAAACACCAGAGCAATGGTAAATTATTTAGCTACACTCACTACAGCGTTAAAATCAATGCAGCATGGTTGCGTAAAGTGTATCGTAATGATCTAGCTATACAAGACATAGCAGGCAGGGAAGCAATGATTCTTGATGCAGATAAACTACCCACAACACCTGAAGGTTATGAAGCTTATGCCACTAAAGTAGTGACCATAAGACGACCTATATCTCGTAAGAAACAAAGAGAAGTAGCAGAAAAGTGGGAAGCAGAAAACTTAACAAAAGAACAAGGTAGTATGATAAGGAGTTATGACTTTAAACACCCTTCGTTCTTACGTTATGAAACACGTTATGTGGTCCGAACCATGTCCACTAGCGGTTGGCAGTCATGTACAGGTACGACCGTCAACTGGGCTGCTTCGACCTTGAAACGTCGGATGAAAACCCTTATGCTAAGAAAACTTAGTGTATAACCATAGCACCCTTTAAGAGAAGGGATCAACTGGAGTATGTAGTATGAAGAAAGTAAAGAAAGAAAATGACTTGATCGACGAATCAGGCCAAGTTCATCGTGTCGGTCCATCATTAGCTAAGATAAATGATACTTTTCCATCAGACCATGAGCTAAGTTTAAGACAGGCAGCTATAAATCCCGGCCACTATAAAGATGTAGTCCCAGGTTTCGAATACTTCGATATCATGGACCATGTTTTAGAAGGGTGGAAAGGCTCACAAGCAGCATGTTTAGCTAATGCATATAAGTATATGTTTAGACTAGGTAAGAAAGATGCAGTGTTGCAAGACCTCGGTAAAGCAATGTGGTATCTTGAACGTCTAGAAGATAATATCAAAAAGAATGGGAGAAAGTAATGGATATGCTTGTAATAGGACTTGTAGCATGGGCAGTTATTGCATACATTGTTGTAATTGACCAAACATGGGGCAGTAAAGATTAAGGTGATTCTACCTAGAAAATTCCTTCTGAAAGAATGTAGTATAGTAAAATCAATTAATATAGAGAGTAAAAATTATGTCTAAGTCAAATAACAGTACCCAAGTAGCAGTAGTTCGTGATGTAGAATTCCACTATCCTCATCTAGCTACTTCTCATGCACCATTCGGTAATGATATCTGGGATGTCCAGTTACGTACCAATGATCAAGATACTGCAAAGCGTCTTACTGATCTAGGTGTAGGTATTAAGAAGCATGAAGATGGTTATTTCTTCGGTAACGTTAAGCGCCCTACTACTAACAAGAAAGGTGATGTTAACGATGCTCCTGAAGTATTAGATGCAGCTAAGTCTAAAACAGCTATCGATCCACGTACTATTGGCCACGGCTCTAAAGGTCATGTCAAGTTGTTCTCTTACGAGTATAACTTCAATGGTAAATCAGGTACAGGTGTTCAGTTGTTAGCTATTCAGATCACCGAACTAGTGAAGTACGAGCCTAAGTCTGATAGTGATGACTTCGGTGTTGAAGGTGATGCGGTAGAAGCTGCAGATTTCTAAAGTTGTCGGGGTCAGCAATGGCCCCTTATTCTAATAAAAGGAAATAATAATGAACACTAAAACTAAAGGTACCCAAAAGCCTTGGGAATGTGAGCATTGCGGTAAAGTAGGTAAGAATCGTGCCAACTACCGCAGAGATCATGGTAGTCGTTGCCCTGTATACCTCATTAAGAAAAGTGGTGTAGACCGATTAATTGGCCTTGCAGTAGGTATTGCAGCCTCTATTGTCTTATGGGGATTATCAGAATGGCTATTGTAACTTTACTATCTGACAAGGTAATCAATCTAGTAAAACTATATACAAGGGGTCATACTGACGCTAAAGATGTAGTAGAAATGCTAGAACAAGTTCTAATCGAAGATGGATATGTTACCCCTGAAGAAATTAACATGGGTGGCAATAACGAGGGTCAAGACCTTTAAGGAGATTTATGAAAAATATAATTGTAGACATTGAAACTGATGGGTTATTAACAGACTTAACCACAATTTGGTGTATAGCAATCAAAGAAGTAGGCGGTGATACATTATCTTTCTCAGACTATGATGACAGTCTGCCTGATAATGCTGCCGCCATACCTTACATGGAAGCTGCTGATCGTATCATAGGTCACAACTTCATAAGATTTGATGGCCCTGCTATTACTAAAGTTCTTAAGTACACTATACCTGTAACTAAAATCTACGACACTCTAATCATGTCTAGACTGAATCAGTTCAACAGAATAGGTAAGCATAGTATGAAGTCATGGGGTGAAAACTTATTATTCCCCAAAGGCGATTATAGTGACTGGTCTCAGTATACACCTGAGATGATGTCTTACTGTGTACAAGACGTTACAGTCAATGAAGCTATATACCTAAAAGTATTTGCTGAAGCTGACCTCATACTTAAAAGAACAGGTAATAAATATCAACAGGCGATTGATATCGAGCATAAGATGTCTCACTATACAGCTATGCAATGTGCTAACGGCTGGGAGTTTGATCAAGAAGGTAAACTTAAGTTAATGGAAATAATTCAAGAAGAATTAACCCATATCGAAAAGACTGTAGAACCTTTGCTCGGTAATATTACTATTATAGTTGATAAAGAACCTAAATCACCTAAGTATAAAAAGAATGGTGAATACACCTCTGTATCTGCTAGAGTTCTAAGTGAGTATCTAGGTACTTACATAGACCCTTCTGATGCTCTGAAAGTACCACCACCCATAGTAGCTGGCACTCGGTTCCAACGAACTATACTAACCCCTGCACGTATAGGTAATCAAGATCATCTAAAAGATTACTTAGAACGCAATGGTATCGTATGGGATGACTGGAACTTTAAACGTGTAGAAGGCTCATTCATAAAGACCTCACCTAAACTAACTACCACCTCGTTAACTCGTATGGGGCCTACAGGTGTTATGATAGATAGGTTCTTTACTCTTCGTGCTAGGCTGTCAGTATTAACAGGCTGGGAAAAGATGTACTGGAATGGTCGTCTTCATGGTGATGTAATAGATATAGGTGCTGCCACAGGTAGACAAACCCATATCGGTATAGCTAATATACCCTCACCTAAAGCTGCCTATGGTTCTGAGATACGTAAGCTGTTCAAAGTACCTGAAGGTAAGACTATCATATCTGCTGATGGTGCTGCGTATCAAGCTCGTATCATGGCACACTTCTCTAAAGACAAAGAGTTTGTCAATGAGATTATCAGCGGTGATATACACCAAAAGAACGCTGATGCAATAGGTTGTAGTCGTGCAGACTCTAAGCCTTTCTTCTTTGCATGGGCTTTCGGTGCTGGTGGTCGTAAGTTAGCAAGTATACTAGGTATACCTGAAGCCGCAGGAAATAAAGCTAAGAATAAGTTTCTTAACCGCTGGCCTGCTCTTCGTGAACTAACTGTTAAGTCTCAAACTGCTGCTAAGAGAGGATATTTAATGGGTGTCGATGGTCGAAAGATCATAGTCGAAGAACCATATAAAGCGTTTTGTTATCTGATACAAGGTACAGAAGCTATTATCTTTAAGCATACCATTGTAGAAATCAATGAGGCGTTTGAAGCTAAAGGTATTAAGTTCTTACAACTACTAGCTTATCACGATGAATGTAGCTGGGAAATTGATCCTGCTGATGCTAAAGAAGCTGAAGTAATAATCCGTCACTGCTTTGAAGAAACACCTAAGAAGTTCGGTATAACTCTTATGTGCGCTGGTGATGTTAAATGTGGTAGTGACTATCTGGAGGTACACTAATGAAATACTTTTATGATGCTGATGCGTTAGTATACGTAGCTTCTTGGGGTGATAAAACACTCGAAGAAGCCTTAGAAAAATTAGATCATTCTATAGAATCAGTCTTAGCAGAGCTATGGGCGCATATAGATGATGTAACTTTTGTAGTTAAAGGCGTAGGTAATTTCCGTCATGTGATATATCCTATGTATAAATCTCACAGAAAATCAGAGGAAGACCCGGAAAAGAAAGCTATTATGCTCGC